GCCTTGTATCAGGTCAATGCCCTCCAAGCCTAGATTGACGAGGTCTGAGCCACCGCCAAGGAATTGGGAGCCAACACGAAGAGCAAAGTCTTTCTTACCTCCCTTACGACCAAGTTGCTTGTATTCTTTTTCAAGTTGTTCTTTACCTTCACCCCATAAGTCTGCGGCGTTGCGCTTGATTTGGTTCATGCGCTTGTCGCTGATACCGAGGTCGCTGGCTTCAACACCCAACTCTTCAGGGGAAAACGTGCCAGCCGTAGTGGTGATGCCGCCCCCACCCATGAACTGTAGTTTCTTAAATGCGCCACCGCCTTCAGCCATGCCTTCTGCTGGTGGCTTGTAGTTGCGCGGTTCTGCCAAACGCAAATATTCGTTATGCAATTCGTCCAACTCTTTTTCGGTGGCGTACTTGGGAACTTTCAATCCGCGCTCCAAATATTTTTGATATACGTCTGGGTTGGTCATAAACTTAACATCACGCAACCCTGTGTTGCTAAGGTCGCCCACCTCAGACCAATCACCACTCTTTACAAAGTCTTGGACAAATTCCAAGTAATTCTCATTGGGCGCGGCGTTCTGCTTACCTTTGATTTGAGTAATTTTTGGCAAGATTTTTCCACGGTCTGCAAGATATTCTGGGCCTGAGTAGATGTCGTGATTTTTATCATCCAATCTTCGTTTAGCAATTTTGTTTTGGATTTCTTCTGGTTGCTTTTTGAACCAGTCGTTGTAATCTAAGTGGTCGTTAGGCCCGACCTCTACCGTTACATGAGACATTCCTTTGGGGTCGCGCAAAGAGTAAATCTTGGCGTCTCCTGACTTGATAGCCTCATAGCCGCCGTGACCGTAGTCTTTGTAACCTGAGTTGCCAGAAATGTCAGACCAATCTGGATGACCTTGTGGTGGCTCGTACCCACGCACAGAGTGACCCATGATGTCGGACTCAAGGTTGAACTGCCCCGGCTTATCTAACTGCACCCACTTGTACCCCTCTGGATACTCCTTGAACACGTTAGCGTTAGCCTGCTCTGCAATCCTTGCGTTAAGCATCTTTTCCTTCAGCGCCTCGTCATACTCATGCGTGCGACGCACCGCCTGCTCCATGCTTATCTTGTTCATTTGCTCTGGACGAATGCGACCAGCGGCAAGGTCTTCACGCAAGACATCCATGATGTGGTCAAAGCCTAGCTTATTGAGGTCAGCGTCTTTGTCTAACGAATAGATGGGTGTCTCTGGGTCTAACTTGTTCACCCAAGGCATATCCATCGTATACGCTGGTCTTTGATTCCTTGGCAAATCTTGTATGCGTTGGTAATGCTTGGCGTCAACTGGGTTAATCGCCTCATCAGCCAATGTCTCATAATGTTTTGCCAGAGGAGATTTAGCAACGCCTTCTTTTGGTAAGCCCGCTTTTTCTCTTTTCATTTTGGAGTTGTAGCTTCCATAAGTGCGCAACTGAGGCTCATCAAATTCATCTACGTTTACGGGGAACGCTTTAATGCCTTCGTCAGCCAGCTTTCGTACAGGGTCGTCCTTGGTCGCCATCTGCTTGGTAACGTAGTTGCGTAAGTTTGAATCTATCCACTTGTTTGCGGCTTCCGTCTTCAACGCTTGCGCAAGAGCCTGCTCCATCTGAGCCTTACGCGCTGTGTTACCAGCAAGCGCATCTTGCTCCATGTGATACCTAAGAACATTGATAGGCGTATCAAATCTTCCTTTTTTGAGTTTGTCTAACTCGCGGTCAAGTTGGGACTGATAAACCAATTCACCAGACGGAAACCAATTACCACCAGTCTCCTTGATGATGTTGAGTCCATTGGCATCATTCCCAAACTTGCGGGTTCCGCCACTGACAGAAGGGGTTACGGCGTCAGGGTCAGCCAGCAAGCGTTTGCCTAGCTTGCCTATTGCCGCCAACTTCCCGCCCTTAGCCATAGCCAAGCCACCGTGGGCTTTCTTCTTGTTCTTGGCTTCTTTTGCCAGCAGGTCAGGAGCCGCGACACCCATTAACGCCGCAGTAGCCGCCGACCTGCGGAACGGGTCAAACGCCGCAAAGCGTGAGCGCACGTTGTCAGGGTCAAAGCTGATTGTGTGTTCTTTGCCAATGTTCAACTCGTGGTTCATAAACCTTGGAGTGTGGCGGATTTCGTCAATGCCGAAGTGTTTCACAAAGTCGCCAGCCGCTACACCACCAGACACGATGTCGCCAGTGAAGGGGTCGTACAAACCGCTTTCGTTGCCAGTCTTCTTGACGGCATTGAATACATCACGCGCAGGGATTGGGCCACCGTAGTCCTGAACAGTTTCATAGACTGGGTTGGCATCACCACCAAGTTCCCTAAATTCATCCAAAGCCTCATTGAACTTTGGGGTGTGTGGCGTATCTACATAAGTTTCAGACGCTTCGTCGTAATGCTCAAATGGGCCAATCCTTACTGGGTCTGACTCAGGTGCATCGAGATGGATGGACTTGTTGGAGCGAATCTTCAATGGGTAAACAACCCCAAGGTTGTCTGTGCCAACCGTGTTGCGCAAGATGATGTCTTGCTGGCGCGGCGTCAAAACCTCATCCCTCATGCGACCATGAATCTTGCGAAAGTCTTTATCTCTCTGCTCCATGCCGCGCTCAACCCTGCCGCTCACGTCGGGGCCATAGATGCTGGCGTAGTTGCGGCTTGCGTCTTCTGGTGAGTCGGTCGAGTAGATGCCCTTGCCTGCGTGGCTCTCAGTTGAGCCGACGCTAGGGTCAAATTTCTTGATGTCGCGGAACGAACCGTGATAGGTGTCGCGGTCAAAGCCCATCGCCTTCGCTCTTTGCTCCGCAGTGTTGTTCTTGGGCAAACCCAAGCCGCCTTGGGACACGGGCAGAGCGGCGCGTTCTTGCGCCAGCTTGAGAGCATCAACCTGCGGGGCATCCGCAAATAGCTTCTTGAATACCTTGCTTGCCCCCTTGACAATCTTTCCGCCGTCGGCTTTGGCAAGAGTTCCCAAGGACTCTAAGTCATGCACCATCAGAGCAGGGAAGGAATCTATACCCAACTCCCTCAGCGCATCGAACCTATGACCGCCCTCAAGGATGTAGTGACCCTCGGCGTCCCTCACAACAATCAGAGGGTTCAGTTCTTTGTTCTCTTGGATTTGTCGCGCCAACTCTTTGGTGCGCTTCTCTTCTTGAACGCTTCTGTATCTTGGCTTGCCAACAGTCTCAAAGGCGCTCATTGGTACTTCTTGCAAACCATGCGTAGAGTAGTCAGTCAAGGATGCGCCAATTGAAGATTGGTTTGGAATATCCTGCCTGATACGCATTCCATTTACCACGTCATCAGCAAATAGCTTCTTGAACGCTTTAGCCGCGCCCTTGATTACCTTGCCACCATCAGCCATGCCCATGCGGGCGTCGATAGCGGCTTGCAGTCTAGCGTCAGCGGCTTCGAGGTCAACTGCTCCACCTTTAGCCATTCGGTTTTCGATTGCCTTTGCGAGTCGCTTATCTGCTTCGCTGATGTCGACGGTTCCGCCTTCCTTGTACTCGCCCTCTTTAATCTTGCGCTCGGTGGCAAGGCGTTGCTCCATCAGCCTGTTGAGCCAAGCGTCGTCGGCATACTGAATAGGATGGGCGCGTGAGAAAGAATAGTAGTCGCCTGACTCTGGTTGACTCAGCAAGCGGCGGGCGTCGAAGTGAGACTGGAAGATGTCTTTGTAGTCTGCGGGTACATCCAGCCTGCCTGCAACCTTGCCAGCCATTGCTTTAGGGTAGTCGGATGGAATGTTTGGGTTTTCAATGATGCGCCCAGTAGTATCCATTCGCGCCAGCCTGAAGCCAGCTTGGTTGGTCGGCACATCAAGCAACTCAGGTTCAATGATGGCTTTGCGGGTGGCAGGTACATCAGGAAAGCCCATTGATTGAAAGTTCTCTTTGCCCATCACGCCAAACAGCTTGGTGCGGGCGATGCCGTTGCTTTTGTCAAGCAAGAGTTCGTAGGCTTCAGGGCTTCGGATGCCCGGCCAATTTGGGATGGGCGGAAACTCTTTCGTCCCCTCCTTCATCGCTCTGTCAAACTCCCGCTCCGCCTTCTTTGTAATCTTGCCTTGTGCAATCTGTTGATACAACGCATTCGCGCCCATTATGTTGAAGTCAGTGTTCGTACCTGAGCCTGCGGTGTAGATACCGTAAACGGGTCGACCGCCTTGCCCTGCGCGTTCAGCCTGCTTACCTAACGCAGTCACACGACCAGCCCCAGACTCCCATGCGGCTGAGTCATCAGGGGTTATGGGGTTGTAGTTCGCATCCATGTAACGAGGGCCTCCCGTCAACCTGACAGGAATCTCCAACTCGTTCTCGTCAACGTGGGTGAGGTATCGACCACCAGCGGCTCGGTCACCAACCAAGGGGAACAACGCCGCCTCCTCTTTGACCAACTGCTCAGGCGTAATGATGCCAATGTCTGGAGGGTTGAACTTAGGGTCAGCCACGGTTGTTGCGTGCATACCTGACGTGGGCTTGGACAGCTTGAGACCGCCACCTACTGGGTGATATAAACCTAAAGCCTCGTTGGCTTTCTTGTTGCGGGCAGGCAATCTTGCCATCTGCTCCTTGACCTCAGCGTTCTTAGCGGCGCGGATAGCGGCTTCTTGCTCATGAGCGGCGCGACCTGCGGCTCGAATTGCATTCAACGACGCCTCGTCATCAGTCGCCAACAGGCGCTTACCCACCTTGCCGAGTCCACCTAGTATCTTCTTTGCGTCAGCCATAGTTACACCGCATATGGGTTGACCCGCTCTTTACGGGTATAAGCATAGTCATCATCGTCATCATACAGAGGCTCAGGATTGATGTCGAGGAAGCCCATGTCTTTAAGCAGGCGAATTGCCTGAGTGGTTGAGTCGACGTAGTCATCGTGCGCGGCATCAGGGAAAGCGCATATCTGGGACAGGAAACCCTCAGCCCAGTCCTTCACATAGCCCTTATGCACGCTGGACTCTGGGAGCCAGACCCTGCCAGTGGCAAAGATGGAGGCGGTAATCTGCAAGCGGGTCATCTTGTCCGCGTTGCCCGGGTTCCACGCCCGTACAGGCAAGTGCATCGCCTGCAACTCTTGTACAAGACTCAGCCCTGACGCCTTCGCCTCAACCAGTATCAAGTCAGGGCGCTTGGCATCCTTGCCATCCCCATACGAGACGCGCCACTCATCCAGCACCTTTGGCTTCAGCTTGGGGAACGTCAGGTGTTCAGCCCAGCAGTCGAGGAGCAGGACGGACATAGGCCCATCCGTTGGCTTGAACACACCCCACGTCGTCATAGCGGTCGGGTCGTTGTAGGTCTTGTCCGTGTACGCTGAGTCATACGACTGCACGATGTACTCGAACTTAGGGAAGGGGCGGTCGGCTGGGTACATCTTGAACATGGAGCGGCTCACCACCTTGCCATCTTCGAGGTCAATCAGTTGCCCCATCACCTCCTGCTCATACAGCTTGGAACCCTTGTATGACTCCAACTGCTTGCGGAAGGTGGAGGCTAGGTTCGCCTCGTTCTCGTATGTGCTGGCGCGGTCAATCACCACGTCGTCACCCTCGCGCCCGACCAAGTCAATGATGAGGTCTTTGGGGCGCGGTGTCGTGGTCACAATGACGCGAGGCTTGTCACCCAAACGCAGTCCCATCATCATCATGTCCCACGCCTCACCAGCGCCGAGGTACTGGAAGGCGGCTAACTCGTCGCACCATGCAAAGTGGAACTGAGGGCCACGCAGGCGCTCGTAGCTGTCGCCACTGATGCCACGGATGATGGAGCCATTGGATAGCTTTATCTGATGGTCTTGCTTGTTGTAGTCCACCACCAGTTGCTCAGGGATGCAAGCGAGGAGTCCTGACTGACCCTCAAAGCAGGTGAACTTGATGTCGTTGGACGTGGGCGCGAGGACTAGGCAACGGCACTGCGGGTTTGTCCATGCCCACCACCAGAGCGCCTCAGCGGCGGAGCGGGTCTTGCCTGCCCCTCGACCTGCCAGCATCATCCACACGGTGTAGTCCATCTCCAGCGGAGGCGGGACTTGGTAGCGGTGGGCGCTGGCTACCCACTTGGCGTGGGCGATGTAGGCAATGCGGTCATGGTCAGAGAAGGCGTTGAACTCCGCCTGTACTGCTGGGTCTTCGAGAATCTCAGCCAGCACGCTTGGTCATCTCCATGTTGCGGATAACCTCAAGGAACTTGTTGGCGTTGGTGTCTTCGGTCTTGATGGCGGCGGCTCCCTCGACCCCATGCAGTCCCAGCTTGTCGCCATACTTGGTGGGGTGGAACTTAGCCAGCAACTTCAGGCGCGTCTCAATGCGTAGCTTGCGGTGACCAAGCATATCCTCGACCGTCGTCGCCGTCCCCTCGTCAGTCATTACCTGACGCTGACCGAACTCAAGGTTGTCAGCAATCTGCAAGCATTCCTCAGCGATGGCGTCATAGCCAATGTCGCGTGCGCGTGCGATGGATGCGGATAATTCAGGGTCGCGCCCCATCCAATCGTAAACCGTCCTCCACGCAGGGAACCCATCGTTCTCTCTGCATATCTGACGTAATGGGATACCTTCACTCAACTGCTCACAGATGATGCGTGCTATCTCAGGGTCGTACTTTGAAGGGCGTCCCATCTTCTTGGGGGCTACAGGCTTCTCTGCGGGCGCGGAGACCTTACCCATTGTCTTGGTAGCGTTGGATGCCTTAGCAGGCTTCTTAGCGGTTTCTGGCATAACCCGTATTCCCCGTATGTTGAACGAATGTCGTCAGTGTAAACGATTCGCTTTCGGGGCGCTATGGGTTATTGGTAGCGGGGGCTGGATTTGCACCAGCGGTCTGATGGTTATGAGCCATCTGAGTTACTACTTCTCCACCCCGCAATATCTTGCTGGCTACTCGCTGTGTCTGATTGCTATGCGCTTCACTTCAGAGTCACTCAGCATCCGCTTTCACCAACACGGCTGGGGACTGCCGGGGGGAGTCGAACCCCCGATATTCCATAACTCGTTTCCGAGTTGGCTGATGCTACCGCTGTCTCCATCAGCAATCCCCATGCGTGTAGGCTCCGCTTGCGCGGAAACCGACTCGGTTTTATTTCGCTTGTGATTCGCTACAAAGGTTCTTGACGTAGGCGCTAGAGTCCTGCTTCATGCAGTCCTCTTCGCTCAATGTAAAGTCAGGAACCCACATCCAAAACACCAAAAACGCAATGAACATTATAGCGATTACAACCTTCTCAAGCAATGTTTCTTCTCTCATTTCACCTCCTCAGCAGTCAGCTTAAACACCTTGCCGTACTGATTCAACTCAAAAGTCTTTTCGTTTGCCAGTTGGTGGCTGAGGTTACAAAGGAACAGGTACAGCCCACGCAGTTGACCCTCCGCCTTTGCAACACTCATTGGGTCAACGGATGTGCGATACCCCCATTCATCCAAATGGTTCTGACTCCTGATTACACCCCACAGGGACGAGCAAGCCTTGGCAATATCTATCGCCTCATCCACCGTTTGAACAGACACAGTCTGCTTGTGCGTTTCGGGTGACTGGCGCTTCACTTGACCTCCTCCACAGTTACGCGGTACTTGCGACCGTTGCGGTCTTCTACGTCAATGGTCTTCTTAGTGCTGGCAAACGCGCCCGACTGGGTCAGGTCATACTGCGGGCGGCTCACGCTGGACAGCAGGCGCTCGGTGTCGTTTGCCTTCAGGTTGCCCACAATGGTGTGCGCAATGTAGTCGCAGTACACGACGTAGGACTTAGGCAGGTTGTCAAAGAACTGATTGACGATGGTGTTCATGGTATCAAAGTGTGACATAACGATTCGCTTTCTTTTCGGTTGTGAATGGGTTATTGGGGGCTTGCGCCCCCCGTGATTTCAGAAGTGTGGGTTACGCTCATTGATGTGACCCATCACCATAGACCAACAAGGTGAACTCACCCAAGAGCCAGTGTTGCGCTTGCGGTAGAAGGTCTTGCCAGTAGTGGTGGTGATTTTCTTCATGGTCTTGCTGATGGTCTTAATGAAGCCACATGGGTATGCGTCACCGTTGAATGTGTAAGAGACCGGGTCTAACACCTCTGGAGCCATGATGACGTCATAACGCGGCGAACACCACTCGCCTTCGTCGGTAGCGATGTAGTCAACACCCTCAAAATTGCTGGCGGCATCTGCCACCTCTTGAGCCTGCTCAAAGGTTTTGAAGTCGTGGCGCGATACCCAGCCATCTCCACGTTGTACTTGGTCGCTGACCTCCACAACGATGATGTGGGCTGGAGCGTGAGGGTTTTGCTGTGTCTTGAAGAAGTTCATAATTCGCTTTCGTTTGGTTGCCCAACTGCGTTATTGCTGTTGGTGGTGTAATTCTAGCATAAACAAACTGGGGGCTGTGAACCCCCTTTTGAAAATACTTTCTAAGTGGTTTCCCTTAGAAGCCGTACTTCTCTGCGCAGATGGGGCCGATGCCACGAGCCACGCTGTCACTGTCGGTCAATTGACGGGCGCAGATTGAGCAGGAACCGAATTCCATACCGTAGGCTATGGCGGCTTGTCTAGGGTCGCTGGCGACCGCTGTGATGCGTTCTGCGGCTTCTGTGGTGCAGTCGCGTGAGGTGAAAAGGCGACCGCCCATGACCTTGCCCAAATACACGCCGTCACCCTTGGACTTGACGTAGATAGCGCCAGCGTTCTTGCTGTTCTCACCAGCAGGGCTGAACACAAAGGACTCAAGGCGCAACTTAGGGTGCTTCACGCCTGCTTCTTTGGCGTTGTTGAACGCTACTTCGATGGCTTCGACCGACACCACAGGGGCTGACTCAGCGCGGGTGGCTTGCTCTACAGCGCGGGCGGCTTGGCGCTCTGCATCCTGCACGGTCAGGCGCTGAACGGTAGACATCTGCTTTTCAGTCAGGTGACCGTACTTATTGAGGGCATCCAGCATGGACTTGGCAAACTCAAAACGGGGTGCGCTGGACTCCATCCAAGCGGCTTCAGCAGGGTTGGCATCTTTCCACTCCTGAGCCTTAGCGGCTTGTGCCTCGACCTTAGCGGTTGCACGGCGTTGTGCGCCAGCCTTTGCCTTAGCGCGGGTAACAGGGGAGGTCTTGAAGGACAGCTTGCCTACACCCTTGCAAGTAAAGCACTCGCCAGAGCGCACGTTGATGTAGCCAAAGGTGAAACGACCAGTGCCTTTGCACTTGGGGCAAGCCTGCTCGAAGTAAGTCACTTCGCTGGTAGCGCGGGCAACGGGTGTAGATGCGTAAATTGCACCCAAGTCGTCTGCCATGTCGCTGAAAGGGTTTGATGCTGTATTCATGGTTCGCTCCTGATTCGCTGTTACCTGCTTATTGCAGTGAGGTTAGTGTAACATCAAATTAAACCTTGTAAAAACTAGGGACTTTCCCTAACGCTCAATTACCCAGCCAGCAAACTCACCCATACGGAAGAACAGCTTGGCGTCCTCCCCCAGCATGGCGGGGTCAAGGGGTATCTGCACCCCAGCAAGACTCATCTCCTTGTTCAGCACATCCTCTGGCTTGACTCCTTGCTGTAGCTTGAACTGCATCGTGAGACGCTTCAGGACGGTCGCAAAGTACCCGCCGTGGTCACAAACCTTGTCCACCACCACTATGGCTCCACCACGCTTGCAATTCGCCCTCATGGAGTTGATTAAGGCTTTGCGGCTTTCGATGGGCAGGAACATCATTGTCAGGAACACAATGTACACATCCGCCTTTGGCAGTTGAGAGTTGGTCACATCTACATTTTCCGTAACAACGCAATCGCTGTGCCTGTATTTTTTTTCCAACACGTTGAACATCGGCACGCTTTTTTCAATTGCCACAATGTCCGCAGAGCGTTCGGAAACAAGCGGCAGAAGTTTATCCACCATGTTCCCCGTTGATGCGCCTATGTCCACTATGCCACCATACTCTGTCAGGTAGTTGCGCGTGATGTACACCACCGCGTCGGTCACCATGTCATACCAAGGCAGTTGCTCACGCACATGGGCATCAAAGCCTGCGGCAATCTCTGGCGTCTCAAACGTCCATGAACTCATAACGGGAACCTCTTTGCAATTTCGTAGATGACTGGAATGGTGACGGTACGACCGCATCGCTCGTAACGCTCTGCGTCACTGACTAGCGTGCCGTCCTCGTAGAACTTGGTGAAGTTATCGGGTAGCCCCTGAAGACGTTCGCACTCAAGCGGCGTGAGCCTACGCAAGCGTTCGCCAACGATGACGCCATGCCTGTCTTGAGCGGTTAACGTGAACGCTGGCTCGTTGTGGTCTTTGACACGACGACCGTTTTGTCTCTTCTCTTCGCGGTGAGGTGTCAACACTGGGCGAACCTGCATAACAGCACCGCGCCCCTGATTGTTTTGGATACCCTTCCAGTAATGACCGTCAAGCGTAGGGAACACGTCCTTGAACTGCATCACCTTACCCGTTACGAAAGGCATGAGAACAGGTCGTCCTGATTCGGGTTCCCCTCCTCGAACTTCTCCTTGCGCTCCTTTTTCTTTTTCGAGAACATCTTCTGAAACGCAGAGTCCGAGAGGAAATACTTGGGGTCTGGGTCGGTCTCTAAAATGTCCGACAACGAATACCCTTTCCCGATGTTGCGGGACTCCGAAATTCTGGCTGTTAACAACTTCCCATTGAACGTCGTACCCCAGTTCATCAAGACTTGCGATGATGACAGCAAAGGTTCTTCCCCCATCGTGGTTGAGGAGTCCTTTGACGTTTTCAAGGAAAACATAAGGTATTCGTTTGTCTCTGAGAACGCGACAGATTTCAAAAAAGAGAGTACCGCGAGTATCTTCTGTCGAGAATCCAGAGCGCTTTCCAGCAACACTGAAAGTCGCGCACGGGAATCCGCCGCATAAAAGTTCGGCATCGGGGATGTCGTCGGGTCGAACAGTTCTAATGTCTCTTGGGTCAGGTTGGTGTCCAAAGTTCCGCTCATAAATCCTCCTTGGCTTTTCTAATATTTCGTTTGCCCACACGCACTGGTGTCCCGCCTGCTCCAACCCTAAACGGAACCCGCCAATGCCTGCAAACAACTCAATGAATCTCATTGAGGCTTGCCTTCCATCTTGAGGTGATAGAGCAACTCGGCGAAGGGCAACTTGTCTCCCCTATACGCTTTGGCATACTGCTCAATCTCGTTCAGGACGTAGCTGTAGCCCGCGTCAAAGCCTTTGATGTAGTCAGACATTACTGCCTCCGCTTGTGGTGGTTTGCAATCCTTGTGAGCCTCTAGGAAGGCATCCATCTCACCTAAGATGGCATCAACAGGGGCTGGCATTTTGAGGGCTTGCGTAAAGCCGCAATGCCTGCACTCCATGCGTTGAGTGACTATGTTGTTGATGATGTGGTCGGCTTTCATGCTGTCTCCCTTGCCTCTTTACGACCGCGCTCAACAAAGAAGCGTGCGTCAGTCTGGTCTGTGATGTGTTCCTCTTGGAGCATCTTGCGAATGGTCTCAGCCATAGCACGAGCCTTGTTGGCGTTGTCCGCCTTCTCGTACCTGTACCCTGCATTGATGTAGTCTGCCTGCGCGTGTTTCATATCCGATTCGCTTTCGCTTTGGTTACGGGGGCTTGCGCCCCCCCTTGTGGTTAATCTGCTCGTGAACCCATGTAACACTGGATGCCGTGCTTGTTCATCACTTCAGCAAACGCATGAGCGCCAGCCTCTTTGATGTCCATCGACTGGGTGTGGTTGCCTGCTGGATTCCAAATCTGCCAGCCTTTTTGCCAGTGTTTAGAACCGACGTTGTTTTTCTTGCACCAAGTCACAAACGGTGTGCGTGCGCTTGGGAAGTCAACCCAAGCAAAGCCGCAGTAAAGGGGTTCGCCATACTTGGCTTGATACTCAGCTTCAGCCGCCTTAGCGGCGGTCATTGCTTCTTCGTAGATTGATGTGAAGTTCATGTCCGCCCCCTGATTAACGTGAAGTTACTTTGACGCTGAACACAGCGGATGTCTTGGTGAACTTGGCGTATGCATCTGCGCCAAACTCTTTGATGAATGCGTCCTTGTCGAACACTGAGCGGTTGCTCTCAATGTAGGTAGCTTTGAACAAGTTGCCCTCGACTACCTTAGCGCCGCCTTTGCTGGCGCTGTCTTTGATGTCGTCTTTGATTTTGTCGGCTTGCTTGGTCAACTCAGCAATTTGAGCCAACAGGTTACCGAGTGTGTCTACTTCTGTGAGTTGGATGTCATTTGATTTCATGATTCGCTTTCGTTTAGTTGCCTGACTGCCTGATTGCTGTCAGTGATGGTAGTTTAATCTCAAATTAAACGTGTCAACAAGAACTTTTTAAAAATATTTCTAAGGAAAACCCTAATGTTGCAAAAACGCAACCGCTTTACTCGCAGACCGTAATGCCTAGCAGGCGGCGGGTGTCGTCCAGCAAGTCTTGCTCGGTGAACCCCATCAGCTTAGGCCACGCCTTTGTCCCGACCCCGTGTATGCCGCTCAGAGAGCCGCGATGGTGGGCTGGGCATAGTGGGATGACGTCCATGTGGCTTGCACGCCTTCCTGCCCCCGTTCCTGCCCTCGGATGATGCAATTCGGCGGGGGTTCCCTCAAACCCAAACCGTCGGCATACGGCACAACCCAGTTCCGCCACCCTGCTCATGTGTTGCTTTTCTGCTTTGGTGGTCATTGCTTCCCCTTGGTAAAGCCTGCGCGGTTCTTGAGTTCATGGCAGGTGAGGCATCGCCACTGGGGTGAACCCCTGCTGTTCCTGCTCTTCACCTCTGCGGGTTGCTTGCGGCATACCTGACACGTTGGTTGCTTGTCAGTCATTGGCGTCTTTCTTGAGTCGCTCATTGCGTGAGCCTGCCTCAAACCCAGCAAGGTAGGCGCGGCGCTCTACGTCGTACTGCTCTGGGCGGTGGCTATGCCCCCACTCATCAAACGATTCAACGCTGGTCTTCAGCGAAACAATATGGCGCTTGCGCCAACCCTGAGCCTTTTCAAAATCATCGTCTTCTGGTGCTATTGCCACAGTCATCCCCCAAAGCGAATAAAACAAAAAGAATAACCCAACCAAAAACAAGACGTGGTTGTGGAAAATCCACCCATCAGCCAAGCAAACCACCCACGCCAAAGCGTGGATGATGCCCCATTGAAATATATTAAAAGGCATATTTGTTTGAGCAAAGTACGTCGATAACTGTCTCGGTGCTGTAGCCATTGACCAGACGCTTGCCGTAAATCACACGGGCGCGTAAGCCAGCCTCTTGGCAATCCTTGATGGCATCAATCTGCTCACCGCGACTCAAGGGTTGAATGTTCCTATCCATGACGAGGTTTTGCGCCGTGACATACGGCTCCTTGCTGGACGAACACCCAACCAATGCGCTCACCGCGCACACTGCAATAAAAATTGTTTTCATAGCGTTGCCTTTCCTTCTGCTCTGTTGTTCGCTTGTTCTGTTCGCCAAATTTCGACACGCAACTCTGCGGCTGTTATGTCCCACTTCAGCTTTTCTTCTATCTCGACTGCGGCTTTCAATCCGTTCAGCAACTCCACCATCTCAGGGTGGGCATATGCCTCGCGCTCTTGCGCACCAATTGCAGTCTCCATGCTTCGCTTCATCAGAATACCTTTGAGCGACTTACGGAATTGCTCAATGTAGGTGCGCTCCGCCTTTGCCTTGGCAAACAAGGCGGCGTGCTTCAGGATGTAATCAACCGCTTTGTGCGGGTCTCTGTCTTCACTCATAGTAGCCCTTCCTTTTTGCGCGATTGCGCTTGATAACCATGCCAACAAAAATCACAACGCATATCCAAAACATAAATCCAGACATCGCCATAAACGTCCAAAAAAAGTCTCCGAACGAATCAAACATTTACACCTCCTCTGGTGGTCGATTGCACATCCAATAAAACCAAGCGGCAAAAGCGCAAAGCACCCAAGCCACCATGCCTGACAACATAAAAAACAAAGCGGCAATATTCAAAAACGTATCCATCACTCACTCCTTTCTCGAACAAAATCTTCTCGAACTTCCATCATTGCTTTAGCCTGCTCAAACGCCTCGTAGGCAATATCAATCTTTGACTTAGCCACCTTGGCGTGTTTTTGCATGACCGCCATCAATGCAAACATTGCGTAGATGTCAATCAAGTCTGGTTCTGTTTTCATTTACGAACCTTTTCTTTCTCTGCAAGGTAATGCATGACGTGGTCGTGCAATACATCAATCAAAGGAGGCTCCCCCGTAAACAAGAAGTACACCACTACCAACGAAATAATCCAGTTCATTCCATCCCCTCTATGGTTACTTTGACCATGCCACCAACCTCGTCTGCCCAGTACACGCGCAGGTCTTCAATCAATGCGTCGTCCTGCATCACGCCCGCGTGGGTCATAGAGTCCAGCAACGCCTTCAGCAAGTTATCCAAGTCGCGACGACGACGGTCTGGGCGGAAGGCTTGTATCTCCACTTTCATTGCGTAGTCGATGTGCTTGGCGGCTCTTTGAATCAGCACTTGGTCAGCGACTGCCTTGCGGTACTCGCGCCCCTTTGCACTGATGATGGTGCGACCGTTAAAGTTGCGCCAGTAAGAGTTGACCGTGGGAGGCCACGGCAGTGTTATCTCAATCATTTCCATTCCCCTGTGTTACCTCTGTTGCCCTTTGCCCACTGGTCTCTAACATCCGCTTCAAGTCGTGACTTGGGATGAAGTTCGTTCCACCCCTTGTGACACTTCCCAAGTTTGTCAGTGTGACCATTGAACCAACGGTATGCGCTATCGCGATTCTCAAGGCGAACCTTGATGATGTGTCGAACGAGACAACGGTGACGATGCTCATCTTCTCCTTGACCTTCTTGCCCCTCATTCAAAATCTACCTCCAGCGTCGAACGACATTGGGTACGAGTCATGTTGCTCAATAAACTGCTGAGACTCCTTGTGATACCAAAGCGAATACCAATCCTCTGACTCGCCATTCCTTTGCTTTTCGCACATCAGGTAGGCGTCTGGAATGAGCGGGTCAACGGAGCCATTCTGCGCATCGTGTTCTTTTTTCTTGTTGCGCCAAACCATAAGGACGTTGTCCACTTGGTCGCTGATTGAACCTGAGCCTTTGATGTCGTTCTTGTTTGGCTTGACCTCTTCGCTTGCCAGCTTGCGGATGTGATGAATGAGGTGGATGTGTACGTTGTGGTCACGCGCAAGCGATGTCAACTCATCCACAAAAGACTTTTGTGCGTTGTAGTCGTCCTCACCTGACACGCACTTCATCAGCGAGTCAATGAAAATGTGTTTCACACCCAACTCCACGGCGCTGTAGCGTGATACCGCAATGACCTGTTGTGCAGTCACCGTACCCTGTTGGTCATACAGCCACATGAACTCATGGGCATAGCGCCTCATGCGGTCAATCAAACCTGTCATGTATTTGTTTTTGTCGATGTAGCGTGGTGCATCAATGTTCTCGCCAGCAAACTGCCTGAGCATTCGATACAGCGTGCGCTTGGGCTTCATCTCAAACGAAGCAATCATCACCTTCTGCTTTTGTTTGATGAGACCCATCGCAATCAAACCAGTCACCATGCTCTTGCCGCCACCGTTACCACCCGCATACAGCGTGACCTCACCAGCCCTGAACTGAAACCCCTCGTGGGTCTTAGGCCACGGCATAGTTTGGAACTCGTCCTTGGTTGGACTTGCCAACTCGTCTTCAATCTCATCCAAAAATTCATGTGCGCCACGCACCTTCTGCGCAACGTCGTTGGCTTTAAGGTACTTCGCAAAGTCAATGTCATCGGGTCGAACTACGCGAATGCGTCGAGCCTCATCAAGTTCTTGCGCTCGTTTTTGTACGTCAGACGTTTGCATATCTCATTGCCTCTTCAATTCGCTGTTGGGATAAATTTAATCGCTCTCTGTCGGCGTCGCTTAACTTCTTGCCTTTGCTCATGTCGTAGGCGCAAATCGCCACGACTAAAGCCTCGAAGGAAATGATGCGCATCAGGTCGCTTGCGTAGAACGCAGGCTTCATGCTCTTCTTGCCTTCGACTGGGTACTCGCGGCGCTTGTCGTCAGGTGGGAACAGGTCGGTCATGTCCATGCCCAACGCCTGCACCACGCTCAGGGTCTCACAGCCTGCAAAGCAGTGAACCAAAACGCGCCCGTCTTCAGCCTCACGGATAGCAAGGGATGGGCCTTTGTCGTTATGAGCGGGACAGCACGCCGTCCAAGAGCCATTGCGACCCTTGACCTTGGTCAGCATACCCAACATACGCTCAACGGGGGTCATATGACCTTCCTTCCCACGGCTGGCGTGCCTGCATCATCTTCCCATCGACGTTGGTTAATGTACGTCAGGGGTGCAGGCTCAAAGCCTGACGTCCACTGCTCGGTCACCTTCAAGGCATTGACCTGAGCGATGATGGTCTCAGCCACAGAGTCCAGCCCATGCTTCGCCCACTTCTTCTGGCATTCAGACTTTGCAACCTTGCGTTTGGAGGTAGGCCAAGCAGACCAAAATTCATCAAAACGTGTTGATGTCGTTTGCGACGATATGGTATTTCTATTTCTGTTTCTGTTTCTGTTAGGGTTTGTGTTCGGTTCCGATTCGGTTTTCGATTCGGTTTTAAGCGGTCTGCCGCCTCGCTTTCCGAGTTGTCGATTATTTTCAACTTGATGTTGATACTTCGCAATTTCGACATGACAACGATTGTTGAAATACCCTGTTGACGTCTTTTCAAAGAACTCACCTAAAACCGATTCGGTTATGTCTAAATCTAGGCGTATTTTCCTAGCAACCGAATCGGTATCAAGTGGGATTTCCTTCTCGCTCATGTAGTACAAATCAAGCAGGCGTCGGTACGCTAAATCCTCGGCGTCGCTGAGATGAACCGTGTGTGTGAGGTAGTCCCCAATGTGAAATTTGTACCATATCATTTCGCTGTCTTTCCAAAAATGTCGGGTCGAAGTTCCGCCCTCTTCACTTTCCTGCCAGTAAGCAACTCAATGTCGCGTGCCAGTTCGGGACTAGGCAGTTGTCGCCCCGTAACAATCAATGAAAACCACGTTTTGCTGATGCCCAGCTTGCGTGCCATCGCTATCATTGACCCCCTTGGTTTGTTTGCAAAATACTCTCTGAGTGTCATTGGGTTCCTTTCTTGTTTAAGCGAATCATACACTACAAAAAAAAGTCGTGCAACACGAAATTAAACGTGATACACTTCGTTCAGTTTAACTTAAAAGCGGACTATGCATAGCGAAGACGAAATGAACCAGCTTATGCTGGAAAGAATGCAAATGCTTGAGGAGGCTCTGCAAAGGGCTGAGACAGGCGTTGCTAGTGGGGACGACTGGAACATCATCCGCAGTGAATGCGGGTTGCCCAAGCGTCCAATTGTGACTTTAGAAACCATATCAATCAGGAGCGAATAATGGCTTTAATAGCGAAAGAAAGCGGAGGGGGCGGTGAGTTTACCCCCGTACCACAAGGGATGCACCTTGCACGGTGTTATCGAATCATTGACTTGGGAACCCAAGAGACAACCTACCTTGGAACGATTAAGCATCTGCCCAAAGTGATGTTGCAATTTGAGGTGCATGGCGAGGACGAGACTGGCAAGCCTATCGTTACCGCCAAGGGCGAACCGATGTCCATCAGCAAGAACTTTACGCTCTCGCTGGCGGAGAAGGCAACCTTGCGCAAAGACCTGCAAACGTGGCGAGGCAAAGAGTTCACCGCAGACGAGTTGCGTGGCTTTGAACTCAAGAACGTGCTTGGCGTATGGGCAATGATTTCGGTCATCAAGGCGATGGGCAACAACGGCAAGGAATACACCAACATTGCCGCCATTATGTCTATACCCCCAGCCATCAAAAAAGCAGGGATGCCAGAGGCTCACAACGACCTGAAGATGTTCTCCATCGACGAGCCTGACATGACGCTGTTTGACAGCTTCAGCAACGGTCTCAAGGAGAAGATTGGCAAGTCCCCTGAGTGGCAGGCACGCGGAGGCAAATCAAGCGCTCCAGCGCCCGCTAAAGCCGCCTCAAGTGGCTTTGACGACATGGACGACGACATCCCCTTCTGACCATGCGGCTGATGCGCAACCAACACGCGACGCACGTTGACTTCTTTCAGTTCAAAGGGCTGATTGAAACCAACCCGAAAGCGACTCCCTGCAACATTGACATGGTCTTTGAACGCAAGTGCAAATTCTTTGTTGGTGAATGGAAGCGGGAGGGTGAAGGCATAAGCCAAGGACAGGGGTTGCTACTGCGCAATCTGGCAAGGCAACCCCAGTTCACCGTAGTCATCATCCAAGGCAACACGGACGGTGACATGGTGGTCGAGAAGTTTGAGCAACTCTGCTCAGACGGTCGCTTCAGGGTGCGTGGCAAATCTGCTGATGACCTCAAAAAGTTTGTCACGCGCTGGTACAACTGGGCAGATGCCCAAGAATTTCAATAAGGAATAAACATGAACTGGGGCGGACTCATTGGCATCACCTGCTTTATTGCATGGCTCACACACATCTTCACTTGCTTTGGACAGGCAATGTGGGGCTTCTTGGTGGCTGGCGCAATCTTCTTTCCCATCGGAATATTGCACGGCTTTTATCTTTGGTTCAACTAGGAGAAAAACATGAATGTAAACATAACTGAACTTCAATTTTTAATTGAGGCAATACAAGAAAAAGCAGACAATTTAATCAGGCAACTGCAAGAAGAAGCAGAACAAGAAATTATGCGCGGCTTCACACAGCACGTCGAGGAGCAGTTTGATGCGGCGTATGCAGAACACGTCAAGACTGCACCCAAGCCTCGCGGTCGACCAGTCGCCAAGAAAGCAGTTCGGAGAACACGCAAATGACCATCACAACCCCAGCGATACGCGCAAGCGAATCCAACCATTGGTACACCCGCGATGGCGTGCCGCAATACACCGTACCCTCAAAGAAGGACGGCTCACCTCGTGCAACTACCCTTCGCGATGCCAGAACCATGAACTTGGTTCCTAGCGTCACTACAATCTTGAGCGTTGCGGCAAAACCCGCGCTGACAGCTTGGCTTCAGCAACAGGTGCTACTCGCCGCTCTTACCCTTCCCCGCCGCCCCGACGAACCTGAAAAGGAATACATAGACCGAATCATCAACGATTCCAAAGAACAGGGTCGTTCGGCGGCGGATGCGGGAACTGACATCCATGCATCCATTCAAGGCTTCTATGAAAACAACCCGACAGGCAAGCACCACGAGAGTGTCCAAGCCTGCGACCTCGCAATCACCAAACACTTTGGTCAACAACGATGGGTATCTGAGCGTTCGTTCGCACATGACCTCGGTTTTGGCGGTAAGTGCGATTTATTTTCTGCCGACGGAGAAGGCATCGTCGCCGACATCAAAACCAAAGAGTTCACCGACCCCGCAAAGGTTGACGGGTATGACGAACACCTCATGCAACTCTCAGCTTACCGAGTCGGTTTAGGTATCCCCAAAGCCCGCTGTGCCAACGTCTTTGTCTCTCGTAGCGTTCCTGACCTTGTTGTGGTGCGCGAGTGGAGCCTTGAAGACCTTGACCGTGGCTGGGATATGTTCACCCACCTGCTTCAATTTTGGCAACTTAAAAATTCACACAAGTAAGGAGTAAAAATGTTAAGTGAAGAAACCGTCAAACAAATCTTCTTCCAAAGCGACCGCCCTCGTAAAGACCCGCTGATTGCTGACGAGGTAGACATCATGCAGTTTGCACACAACATTGAGTTGTACCTTGCTGTGGAACACGCTCGAAAAGAACACGCCCGCTGTGTGAAGATTGTCAAAGACCTGAACCGCGCTGTTGGCGACAAATTAGAAACGCTTCGACCTGCATAAAAAAAGCCCCCCGTGAGGGGGGCTAAAAGGAGAGTGGCAACTGCTCCTGAAAATTATTGTTCGTCAGGGCGCTCTTTTAACAGACGTCTGCCCAAGTCAAAACCATATGTAGAAATGACACCAGCTTTACCCAAGCCCTTTGCCTTGGTCATCGTCTTTCCTGCTGGTGGCAACAAAGACAGACCCGCAGAACCCGCCTGCAAAGCATTTAAAACAGCTTCGCTGGTGTCTCCAGCCTTAGCCCGCTCCAACGCTTCTTGGTAACTCATAGCGCCAAAATAGCCAAGCCCTCCACCAACAACGGTTCGTGGGATAGCGCCCATCTTGGTGGATGCAACGCCAACCCTTTCAAGCAAGCGCCCTGCGGTGTTTGGTTGTTGATTTGCACGCGCCAATTTGCGTTGGGCAATCTCTGCGTTTGTTTCAGCCGTTTTAACTGCTTTTTGCAATGGCTTCACATCTTTTAATTGACCTGACAAAACATTTTGTCGCTGACCTGCCGTTGCACGCTCTTGACGTAGGCGCTCTAATTGCTCCTCGTGAGCCAATCGTTGTTGCTCTGCTACCCAATTTTGAGTCTCTTGTTGGATTTTTGTTTCATAGGCTTTGCGTTCTAACTCAGCTTGGTTTGCTTGGTTCTGACGCTCTATTTCAGCTTGACGTTCTGCCACGGTGGTGGGTGGCAAAGCCAATTGAGCGCCACCCTCGGTGCGGGTAAGACTGTAGTCACCCAAGCCCAAATCAGATTGTTTTTGAATTGCCGCTGTGTTGGCATCAATAATTGCTTGACCACCTCTGGGGTTGTCCTTGCGCATATTAGCGGCTTGGTCAGCCAAAACGTCAGGAACATCCTCACCCATAGCCCGCACCCAATTGGACGCGCCAGAGGCTCCTGCTTTTGTCCGCGACGGCACTTCATCGGCTACAGGGGGTGTTGACGATTCAATCGTTGGCGCATTTTTAGGTAACCCCCTCAAACGCTCCTGAGCCAGACGCTGTTCATTCTTGAGTCGCTCAAGTTCCATTTGATTTTGTCTATAGGTCTCTTCAAGGTTATACATACCTTGAGGAGCGGCTTCTTGAAAATTGCGACGAGCCAACTCTAGCTTGTCTTGTGCAGATAAGTTTGCCTCAACCGCCCTGCTCGTATCAACCTTTGGAGATACCTGCGGGTCGGTAAACATAGGCAAAAACAAGTTTGCCGCCGCTCCAGCAAGCGCCGCTTTTTTTGGGTCAATTTCATTGGCAGGGGGTTCTGAAGGCTCTATTACTTCTTCAATTTTTGAATCTTCACGCGCCTTATCCGCTAAAGGTACGCCAACTGCAAATGGGTTGTTGGGGTTGCCTTCTGTTGAGGCGTCGGCTTTTGTTGATTGCCCAAAGCCTCCGTTCTCGCCAATGGCAATAACGTAGTCCAAGCCCTTTGGGCCAACCGCTTTTAGGTCTCCACCAGATTTAATGTATGCGTCAGCAACGCCGGGGCCTTGGTGATACGCAAGCAACGCCGCCTCTGGCGACTTGTACTTATCAAGGTACTGCTTCATCAGCTTTGCGCCACCAAAAATATTGGTTCGCAAATCAGTAATGTCGCCAAGTTTGTTTTGCTCTGCCGTACTTGGACGGATTTGCATTACGCCAAAAGCATCGCTCTTAGGGTCGGCTGATGGAATTTGTTTAAATTGAGACTCGCGAAAAGCCTGCGCCAAAAGTAAGTTGGGGTCAACATTATTTGCCTCAGCCGCCTCAATAACCATCTCGGCAACTTTAAATTGCTCAGGGGTAAGTTTGTTGAAATCCATTATTGCTTACCTCTCGCTTCGCGCTCTGCTTTTTCGCGCTTGAATTTATCTAATGGACTTTCATTTTCAGGAGGCTTTGCCTTTTTCTCGGCATTAGGTTCGGCTGAGGAAGAAGCCTTTTTGGGAGATGACCGCAATGTGTCTGCGTTCTTCTCACGCATATCATTGAGCGTTCGCACATAGTTCTTTTGAAGTTCTTTGAACTCTGGATTGTTCTGCTGAAAGTATGTAAATGTCTTGTTGGGTTCTCTATCTTGAAACTGAGACCACAACTCTGCGGCGCGGGCGTCGTAACGAGCGCGTTGAATCATTGCCTCTGACTTTAGCGCCAACACTTTGGCTGAGTCGGTAGGCAATATGCCAATAGCGGCGTACAACTGACCCTCGGCTTTGTCTGTCGCGCCCTCGCCCGGTGTTCTTGCCATTTTGCGCATCTCTGCCGTAATTGCAGATTGCTTTTGTTGGAACAATTGCAACGCTTCAATGTCTTGTTTTGTCAATTGGTATTCTTTGTTACCCTGCAACGCAACGCGAACAGGCAAATTAATTGCCACCGTCATTGGCCCTGTCGTTATTGATGCACCCTGCTCAATTGCACGCAAAACAGAATCACGCACGGTTGGGTTTTGCATCAAATTGAACGCTTTGGCGTTTGAATCAGTCAGACTCAAAACGTCGGTAGCCAAAGCCTCCATGTTCAAAGCATTCTCGCCACGAGCAAGAATTGAGTTTCCACGCGCTTCAGCCGCTTTGGCGCGTTCTGTTTGCGTTTCTTTTTGTCCTGATGCTTCAACTTCAATTTCGGATTCTCTTTTCTTTTTCTCAATAGCAATTTCAAGTTCTCTTCTAGCTTTTTCCTCGTCCAATTGAGTTGTAGTTTTAGCGCGAGGAATTGTTGATGACCCAACTTCACCTGTTGTTGATGTTCCGCCGACCGTTGATGTACTACCAACTGTTGATGTTCCGCCTGTTGTTGATGTTCCAACTGCTGACGGCTTTCCATCTGCTTGCGATGTTCCACCTGCTGTAGATGTTCCGTCGGCTGACTTTGGCGTAAGCTTGCGACCACCATCCTGCTCAGACTGAAGCCAACCCATTCGGTCATAGAAGTCAAGCAACTTGTTCTCGTCGCCATCAGTGAAATATTGCGCTTTAGCGGCTTCATATTTTGCGTATTCGCCTGCATTCATCTCGCGCTCTGTGCGCAAACCACGAGGGATAACCTTGCGCTTTTCAGACTTAAGTTTGAAATCAAGGTCTTCTCTAGCAATACGATTTTTCTCTTCTTCCCCTTGAGACTTGCGCATCTCCTGAAGGAATGGAAGCATTTTTGGAGCAACGCGACTTGCAATAGCCAATATTTCATCAGTGACTTGAATGCGTCCTGAGCGCACACCTGCAATAACTTGCTGTTGACCTGATGGAGTTGCCAAGTCAACTGGGGATACCGCACCAGAAACCCTTGGAGCGCCATTTTGCGATGTCACCGCTCCACCCGCAGGAGCAGGTGCGGTGGTAGATGCCCCAGTCCTTGGCCCACCAAGCAACGCGCTCATCAATTGGTCACCACCTAGCTGTTGGCGGAACTCTTGCTCTTTTGCAAGGAGTTCCATTTCCAACTTTTGATTTTCTCTATCAAGGAGTAACTCGCGCTCTGCGGCGGCTCCAGCACCTTCTGCGGCATTACCCAAGGACTCACCAAACGAGCCTGTCTTGGTGGGTTTTAAGAAGCCTGCGGCGGTCTGCATCAGAACAGGGTCAAACATCCTGTTCTTGCGAATATCTAAACTCTCGCGCATACGCACCAATGCGGCGTTCATTGCCTCGCGCTGGTCGCCAAGGTCGTCAACAATTTTTTCTTTTAAGCCAGTCGGTTTCGATTTGCTTATCTCTTCAAGGTTCTCCGCTTGCACTGCGCTTGCATCAAATTTGCCACCCGCTTGTACTGGTGGTTTGTTTTGCGCAGAGACTTGGTTTAAGCCGCCTGTTGATGGGGGATTTGCCATTCCTTACCTCACTAAGTAGCCATCGGCATCGTAAAAATTTCCGTTGCCATCGTGATATTCTGAACCAGTTGGAGCCATTCCGCCATCAGCGAGGCGCACACCACCACCATTGGCTTTACGAATTGGGCCGCCCTCTTTTCTTTTTGGCGTCATGGCTTCATAGTAAGCGTCCATAGAGGATTTATTCGGGAACAACGAAGCAATCAATGAACCCAAGCCAGCAATCTGCGACAACGGGCTGTTGGAGTAACCTTCGGAGCCAGTCGCCTGCGTGGTTGTACCCATAGGCATTTGGTAGCCCTGCATCAGCTTGGCAAACTGTTGAGCTTGCGCCATTGGGTAGTCGAGCAACTTCTGACCTTGAGCCTGCTGTTGTAAGCCGTAATCAGACATGGTCTTCAGACCTGCTGTACCCAATTGCTGTTGTTCTTGACCTAAGTTGGTAAACGCTTGACCAGAAGACAGGGCGCGAGACAAATCCGTCTGAGCCTGCGTGCCAGCCTGTGTATAACCTTGCTGAAGGGCTTGCATCTGCTTACCCAGCAAATCAGACTGGATGTCGCGCAAAGCGTTGCCAGTGACCTGCTGTTGACGGCGTGAACCAAATTGACCAGAACCAACAGCCGCCGCACCAAGGTTGGGCAGGATGTTTTCTTGCACATTGCGATTGGTCAGGCGACCCATCTCATCCACCACACTTGAGGTGTAGGGGTTCATGTAGTCAGCAATGACGTCAGGGACGGTCGTAGAGCCTGCCTCGCCCAGCAATTGAGAAGCCGCACCCAAAGACCCAGAGCCAGCAAAAGCGACGTCTGGAGCCATCTGGAAGGCTTGCTGTTGCAGTGGGCTGAAACCAGCAATACCGCCCTGTTGGACAGCGTTCTGACCTAAGTTGGCAATGTCCTGAAGGTAGTTCGTGTAAACCTCTGGAGCCGTCTGTTGGGCTTCCGTCGTCTTGGTAATTGCGGGTAATGGGTCACCCTGAAATAAGCCAGCCATTATCTCGCTCCTTTGAGGTATGAGGTCAACGCCTTTGTCTTTGGCGGTATCTTGTTGATAGGTGCAGAGCGCTTGTGGGCGCGGATGCCCTCACGGAACTTGTCCAAAGCCTGTGCGCCTGCCTTTGTCGAGCCGTTACCAATCTGGGCAACAGTCTCAGCATCAATCACATACTCGCCATCCGCAAGCATAGCGGGAATGTCGTCAGATTGTCCATCGCCCTCTCCATGCACTGCGGAGCCTTGACGGAAATCCATGCGTCCTTCGACGATTGGCACGTTAGAGGCGTGGGGCAAACCGCCTTTGCGCATCGGAGGAGCCATACCCTGTTGTTGAGGCATGATGCCCTGCTGTGGCATACCCTGCGGCGTTTGTTGCGCCATTTGAGGGGGTTGCTGTTGTGGCAAACCTTGCTGTTGGGCTTGTTGCGGTTGTTGTTGCTGACCAATCTGAGGCATCATTTCTGGAGGATTTGTTGGGGGCTGTGGGCGCATACCCAAGTTTGCCAAGATGTCCGCAGGTTGTCCAAACGTGTAGTACGAAGCCACAGGGGTAGCCATTGAGGAAAGACCGCCTGAAGCCATCTTTGGCTCCTCTGCGGCAACTTCCTCGTAGCCGTAGTCGCCTTCGTTCACGGGGTTGAAGCCCGGTGCATTCAAGTTCCTCAACAACTCTTCGTTTGGGGCGTAGTCACCACCACCTGTGCCGTAGTCTTCGTATCCGACAAACTTGGTTGGGCCAATCCCAAAGTCAGTGGTGCGCGGATTGATGACCCCTACCTTGGACATATCCAAGCCTTGGTTTTGATTTTCACCGCCACCAAAATCCGAACCCAACAAAGTGGCAACCAATGCGCCAGCCCCAGCCGCACCTGCGGTTGTACCAAGTGCGCCAGTGATGCCGCTCAATGCATCGCTACCTAATTTGGTTGCACCCGTAAAGCCTTTTGATAACGCACTACCAAGGTCTTGATACCAAGGGCGATTACCGCCGCCAGCGGATGTGATGTCCTCATCAGCTTCTGCGGCACGATAAAACTCTCCGTTTTTGTACACGTTCCCTAATGAGTCGGTGTCGTAATAATCTTCTTCAGGGTCTGTCGAATACACGGCGTCAGAATTGACGTTGGTGATTTGTCCGTCGTCAGTAGAGTACAGGTACTCATCTGTCATCATGTCGTAAGTAAAGCGACCAATGCTGTATGTGCCATCTCCATTGTCAACAGCACCATCAGGCATATAGCCACCGTCTGCCATATGAGCAACTCCGCCTTGTTTCATCATGGTAATCAAGCCTCCGCGCTTGTAATCGTCTAAATAACTTAAATCAGGTTCAATATACGCTGGCGGCTCTTCATAGTTACCAAAATCATAGTCGGTGTAGTCTGTATTGTCGCCATTGAATAGGTCGTAGTCTTCCTCGACAATGTCTTCTGGTACTTCTGCGGCTCGGTATAACTCATATTCGCCATTGTCGTTTAGGGCGTAAATGTTGCCGTAGCCATCGTCATAATATTGCTCTTGGTCAACAGACGACCCCGAATCAAAATTATCCTCAACTTCAGCGGCGCGGTATAAGTCATAACCACCATCAGCAGTTGAAATGTAAATATTACACAACGAGTCTCCAAAATACTCAGGTTCAAAAGCAGATTGATTTGGGTCTGTTGCGTATA